TTTAAATTACATTGTTTATATATTCTATCCATATCTATTCTTTCATAATTATATTCTTTCATTAATTTTTTTTCATATTTTTCTATAAAATTTATCATCATTTGTTTAATTTCAGTTGTTAAATAAGTTTTCCATACATTTTTAATATTATCATATATAATAAATTGTTGTTCATCTTTTTTAATCTCTTGATGTGTTTTAATATTATTATTAAATAAATTTTTTATCATATAATCACCTAATAATTTTGATGATTTGAATATTTCTCCTAAATCATCAAGATCAATAGGTTCAATATCTTTAATTTCTTCTAAATAATGTTCATCCATTTCTTTATTTGTAAATTTTAAGTTAAAACCTGTTTTTTGTAATACTATTTTATTTAAGTCTTCTAAAATACCATCATAATAAGAATTATTAGGTATTAATATTCCATCATGACATAATGTTGCCTCATTTTTTATTTTTTTCTTATCATCTCTTAGATAAAAAAAGACAATTTCTAAAATACGTCTTTCAATCTCTTGTATATAATAGCTTAAAGCTTTTCCTCTGTGATATTCTTTTATATTTTTGTTATTCTTTTTATTTTGTAAATTTAATTTTTTTGTATAGTTGATTATATCTTTTTCAAAATCTTGATTAAAATTCATTATTATATCGGTAATTGTTTTTAATTCTGTTTTGTATTCAAATAAATATTGAGTTTCATTTTGTTTTATATTATATTTTGTTTTCCAAGCATCAAATCCTCCTCCATACATATATTTAATTAATAATTCTTTGACTTGATCTCTAATTTGTTTTTTTTCTCTAAAGTCCATTTGATCGTTAAAATTAAAGTAATGTTTCATTAAAGAAATTAATAATTCATTACGATTATGTATATAATAACTTAACTTTTCACAATTTATATTATTTGATTTACATATTTGCTCTAAAATATTAGGATGCGCATTTTCTATATCTATATCTTTATGAGAATTAAAAGCCACGGTGTGTTTTAATTGACGTCTTATAGTTGATAAACTTAAATTATCAGCAGGATAAACTCGTCCCCATGTTACTCCTTTTGTTTCATAAATTACTGTTTTCATATCATCTTTAATCTCTTTTTTTAAATCTTTAATATGTTTCTCCTCATTATATTCATCATTATTTATTATCAAATCTGTGTTTAATAGTTGACATATTATATATTTATTTATATTTTCTTCTAATTCGATACCTTGTAATTTATTTTTTTGTTTTGTTATAGTAATTTGTATTTTTGAACTTTCCATATATATACTTATCCTAGATAATTTTTTTTAATAATAAACGCTTAAATAAAATTATTATATAATTATTTAATAAAAAAAATTTATTAATTAATTATTTATTTAATTTTTTATTGTTATCCTAAAGGTTTTTTTATTTAAGAGTTTCTGGTTAATTTTTATTGTTATGGTAATTTGTATTTTTGTATATATACTTATTATATATATATTTTTTTAATAATAAACGCTTAAAATTTTTATTAATTAATTTTTATTGTTATCCTAAAGGTTTTTTTTATTTAAGAGTCTCCCGGAATTTCCGGCAAATTTTTTTGTTTTCCGGATTTTTCCGGATTATATATTAGATGTCAAAAGGTCTTCTTTCCGGATTTTCCGGATTTTCCGGCTTTTCCAGTCTAAGGGCAAAACTCCTATATACTTTTTATTAATTTATTCATTTTTCTTTTTTTCAAAAAAAATAAAAAAATTTTAAAGAGTTATATAATATATGGAATATCCGGAATATAGATGATACAAAAAAAACCTATCCGGAATATATGGAAACAATACCTATAACCATCTAAACATTATTCCGGAAAAATCCGGATTAATCCGGAAACAAAAAAAACTATCCGGAAACCGCCGGAATTGCCGGAATTTTATTTTATAACAAAATAAAAATATATTTATTAATATATATATATGAAACCAACAACAAAACTAATTTTAATAACAACGGCTTATTATATATTACCTACACCATTATCGTTAGGTTTATCATTATATGGATTATATAATACTGTTTATAGTGATAATAGCCAATCAATACAAAGAGATGTTATCAATGTTATTTCGTCTTTAAATAATGTCATAAAACATCTATAAATTTTTATTATTATAATAAATAATAATAAATATAATTTATCTTACATATTCAATCTTTTCTTTAATTCAGATCTAGACATTTTTCCAGATCCAACTAACACACCAGCAGAGCGCATAGATTTACCTTTTTTCATCTTTCGCATAGCATCTCCGTCCATTTCCATTTGTTCCATTTCTTCTTCTTCCATTCCACCAGAAGATTCACCAATACCTATTAATTTTCTTGCGAGGGGGACGGCAAGAGGTAAGACGGCTTTACCAACTGGTTTTATAAGATTTTCCCATGGAGAGTCTAAAACCATGCGTAAATCATCCATGAATGAACCTCCTTCTAATTCATTAACATATCTATGATAAGAGATCTCGGGAGCACTAGACGCATTTAAAACATCGTTTCTAGAGAGCACACCGATTTGTGAAACTGTTCTTTGATTAGCAATTGTAAAAACTCCTTCATTAACTGCGACAACATAGACGTCAAATACAACCGCATCAGTCTGATTAACGTTTCTTACATTTAAGTTGATCTGTAGTTGTATCGTTTCATTTATACCAGAAGCCTCTACGGGGCTTAACCCTAGATCCCTACAAGGATCTATAATAACGACACTGCCTACACTACCAATCTTAGTAAATCCATTAGTTGCGCTATTACTAACCATAGCGAGTCCGTGAAAATCGTTCCAAGACATTTCAAGTCCATTTTTACGACTTAATTGATACAAATCATATTGAGATGCTTGTGCTAATAACCCCGATCTGTTATTGTATGATACACTCATTTGTTCGATAGCACCAAAAGTATCAGTAGTATATGCCGTCTCTGTTGATACACGACGTTTAGCATATATATATAATTTCTTAGGGACACTACTGAGTTGTATATTATTTGTAGAAATTTGAGACTGTAATTGTCCAGCATTAATAGTTCCAACTTGTGTAATGTATCTTTGAATATCTTGATATGGATAAGTTAAAACCTGAGGTATTACCATATCAGCACTAGGAGTAATGTAGTGAAATAATAATTCTGGAGGGTATTGAGCAAGATTGACAACTAAAGCACTTAGAGTATTAGAATGAACATCAGATCTACTCCATATCCTTTCTAAATTAGTATTCCAATTAAAAGTAAAATCTAAAGTTTGGACTTGACAAAAACCAGATTTATCTTTACCATTAAATAAGAAAGGACTTAAAAAGATTGGTTCGCAAATTTCGACATCAATGACTGTTGTTCCAGTTTGAACGTTAGGTGTTACAAAAGTAATTTCATAAGAGCCTCTTGTATCAACACCAGATTCATCAACTAAACCAAATGTTCCAAGAGGATTTTTATTTGTTCCTACTAAATCACTATATTTTTGTGAGTGATCTTGATATGAAGGAAAAGTAGAATATTCTTTTCTTTTTAATTCGGGAAATACGTTTGCTCTCATGAGGGCAGGTAGAATATCACTAGCATTGACACTTACGGTGGTATTATTGATGGAAACGCTTAAAGTATTTAAAATAGAGGTTAAAGGAAATGCGCGAAGAGCATCTTTACCATTTTGGAGGACTAAATCAACTGCTGTAGCACCGGTTCCAGTGAAAGATAATCGGACTTTATATTTTAACCATACTCTACGATCTACAATAATCGAAGGATTTGGTGGAGGGCAAGAAAATGAACAAGAATTATTAGAAAAAGATGATGAAACAAACTTTTTATAATTGTTTTCAGCTCCACCTTTTAACACGGCATATTGTCTTTTAGAATTTATTTTACATTCGGGCACAATGACTTTAACAACTTCTAATGGAGATAAACTTTGTGACATTATATATCTATATAATATAAATAATATATTATTTTTGAAACAATATATTATTAATAAAATTATAACATCTAAATATTAACTTAAGTTTTTGAATAAAGTTTTTCTCACAAATACAAATTTAATAGAAACATAACCACCCCTTACTAAATATAAAGGGAAAATTCTTCCTAAATTATCTTGCCAGAAAACTGAAACATCTAATTTTTTAATAGGATTGATATTGTTGATATTAACTAATCGTAAATTAGAAATTCCCGTCGTAGAATACTGTAACTTCTGCCGTGGACCACCAAGGGTATCAAATGGAAATTCAAAATCTGTTAATATTGATATACCATTTAATCCGGATGTATCTGTGCCTTTCGTTGATATGAATTCTTTTTGATTTCCTAAAGTATTACTTATAAAAATAATTGATTTAGCGCTATTAATATAATCTATATTACTATATTCTTGTCTCGTAATTAATGTTCGAGGTGATGTAGATACACCATTTACAAAATTTTCATTCTCATTATTAGGTAGAATTTCAATAATAAATTTTCTAAATAAATTTGGATTTGTAGGACTAAAAGTTCTAAATCCATCAAATAATAGTTCTGATATTACATTCATAAAAATATCAACTGTATTTCTAATATCTGTTATAAGTTCAAATTTTCCATTATCTACATTAAAAAGAAAATAAGGGGCTACATAATTAGCAGGTATAGTAGCATCTAAAATTTTTAATTGAATCATTGCTGTTGAAAAAGCAGTATTGAATAAATTAGCGATTTTTTCATAGGTGTATAAATAATAATATTCACCATCTAAATAGGTTAAATCTTGTATAGGTATTGGTTGATTTACTAGAGATGGATTTACATCATTATCTGGAATCCAAATAATATCTTGAGTAAAAAAAGCACCAGATGTTGGATTTTGTAAAGTTATTCTCCAAGGCGTTAAATTTTTATTAGGTTGATTTGCTACAATTGGACAAATCATAAGAGGTATAGACTTACCACTAACACTAAATCGTTGGATACTAACATAGAAATCTTGTGGATTTTCTAATAAAATTTGGTCAAAATTAATTTCTCGTTGAGCTAGTATAACATTATTATTAACATCTGGATCATTAGTTATATTAAAATTATAATAAATATTATCGGCTTTCAAATTACTCATTACTTTATATATATAATATACATATAAAATAAATCATTCTAAATTATCATTGGTTAAATAAACTATCAAATCATCATAGTTTTTAAAATTATATCTTTTTTTTAGTATATCTAGTAATTTTTTATATTGATATTCATCTAAATCTTTATTAATTAACCTAAATAAAACATGTCTTCCACAAGTTGCTATGTAATTTTTCTTCTGTTGAAATTGAAATTCATTATATTTAACATGATAACCACTATTATATAATAAATATGTTAGATATGGTATCGATAAACCATTTTTTATTTTATAAACTGGAGGTATAAA